GACTATTAAGAAAGTTTACAAGACACCAGAGGAAATTGCAGAAGAACGACTATTCAAGGCATTGGAAGAGAAGGGGATGCTATGAGTGCATATAGTACACGAGCAGTTACACGGCAATTTGCAATAGAGCAGATTATAGCCAAGGTTTACACAGCAGATAAAGAAAAGCTAGAAGATATGCTACTAGAAGCAATAGGGCATGATACACTAAATAACTTTTGGGTGATGGACACTCAGGAAGAAGTGGATAGGTTCAACAACCATGAGTAGAGAGTCAATATATAAAGGGGTACTAGCATTTAAGCTAGAGAATACCAAGTATGTGATACGATATGTGAAGAGCAACGATGAGTTACTAGCAAGGTTACGCAAGGCAGGTAAGAAGAGAATCGAAGCTGAAGCGTTTCAATGGGCTGAAGAGCACAACAACGAGTTCGGGAATAGGTTCGAGACAGAATTGTACGATGTATTCTGGGACAAGGTTTGGTATGGCATACGCAATTAAACCACCAGAAAATGATACCCACATTTACATTTTGTTTGCAGGTTTGATACTAGTTTTATGGGTAGTGTATGCAAGATTGTATATTCTACAACAATAATTCTATTGACTTTTACGCCAAAGTTTGATATAATCCTTACATGTCAATAACGACATAACGGCACAATATTAACTAGGTGTAATCGAGTGAGTAGCCCATAAGGTGAAGTTACAACTGGACAAAAAATCAATGAGTCACGTGTTCTCAGATTCACGTGGATAGTAAAAAATCGACACGAGTGTAATATCTTATATCAAGGATTGTTCTGACGGCTTGAGCACCTTGTCCCCGATACTCTAAGGAGTTAGCGAGATACACAAAACTGGCATACAGCCATCTAGTAGGGAAGTGAAATAACTAATCAGAATTGCAACAAGAGCGTTGCTACGGTGGTTAGGCTAGATAAGGGTATGTTCTCATTGATTCGACACTGTAGTAGCTAACTTCTAATAGCTCGCCCGAGGTAATATCGGGGAAGAAGAAGCCGAAGGTGTAATTTAATACAGGGGAAAACGATGGAAGAATGGAAATCACCACGTAAAATTGAAGAAGAAGTTAAAGAGTATAGGTTAAAACGTTTTGAAGATTATATGGTACTGGTTGACAGGGGTGAATTAACTAGGGAACTAGCATTTACGGCACTCAGAGAGGAGATTCAGTACCAAGATGAAGTTACAAGACTATCCGATGCACTTTTGAAGATATAGCAACTAAAAATAAATTAAGAAAGAAGGATTTGAAAATGAGCGATACAGTAAAGACAAAGCAACCAACTGCTAAAGTTGACAAGAAGAAAAATACATTGAGTGTATATACATACTTAAACTTTAAGCGATTCGGTCTAGCAGTAGCTATTGACGATGGTATTAAAATTACAGTATTATGGTTCGAAACACATATTAAGTTCGAAAAGAAGTAAGGCGGTTCGGAAGTGATAGTTGGTCAAGGGAATCTTTTGTCTGGTACTATCGAAGGGCTTGATAAACTTGTCAGTAAACCAGAAGTATTAGAGCATGATGGTTTGAAGGTTGTCAAGCTAGTAATAGCACAGAAAGAGATTGACACACCCCAGTATGTTGAAACAGCATTGGGTATAGCCCGAAAACTAGTACCAGATATTAAGTCTAAAGAGAAACCACCATGGCTACAACAGGGATGGCAGGTTAAAAGAAGGAAGAAACAGGCAGGTTTACTATGAAGTATCCAAGAGCACTAGAGATAATGCTCGAGGGACATAACGTACTACTCACAGGTCAGGCAGGTTCTGGTAAAACATGGACTATCAATGAGTTTGTCAAGCAAGCCAAGAAGAAGCATAAGAAGGTTGTTGTAACAGCTACAACAGGACTTGCATCTTCACACATTGGTGGACAAACAATACACAGTTGGTCTGGGATGGGGCTTGATGACCATCTACACGATGACTACATCTATACTATGAGCGAGACTAGGAAGAAAGATATTCGGAAAACAGACATTCTTATCATAGATGAGATAAGTATGATGCACGATTACAATCTGGATATGGTTGATGAAGCCATGAGGCTTATACGTGAGAATGATAAGCCGTTTGGGGGGATTCAGATTATCCTAGTTGGGGACTTTTTCCAGTTACCACCAGTTAAACAAGGTGGTTCGGGGAAGTTCGTAGTATTCAGTAAAGTCTGGAAACGCATGAATGTCAAGGTATGTTACCTCGAAGAGCAGTTTCGACAAGACGATGCAGATTTACAGGACATCTTGAATGCTATGCGTGATGGAACGTTGAATCAACGCCATCTACAACTCTTAAAGAGTCGCATAGGACACAAGGCAACCGATAATGTTACAAGATTATATACCTTGAATATAGATGTTGAGAATATAAATAATAAGAAGCTCGATGAACTACCAGGTGATACGCATTATTTTTTGCGTACAACAAGAGGCAGTTCGTGGAACGATGCACAGATATTACAAAAGAATGTTCTAGCACCAGAGATACTCAAACTGAAACAGGATGCAGTAGTTATGGCGGTTAAGAACGACCCAGAAGGAAGGTTTTTCAATGGCAGTATCGGAACGGTACAAGGATTTTCTGGTGACGGTTTTCCTATTGTTGATTTTGGCGATATGTACGCCTACACGGTCTACCCCGAAGAGTGGGAATACAAACGTGGTGATAGAACGACAGCAGGATTAACACAGATACCACTAAGGTTAGCATACGCTATCACAGTACATAAATCGCAGGGAATGACACTAGACACAGCAGAGGTAGATTTATCAAATGCTTTCGTAGAAGGTATGGGATATGTAGGTCTATCACGAGTCAGAAGCCTCAAGACTCTATACCTAAAAGGTTTTAATCAGAGGGCATTGATGGTTAGTCCAGTGGCAAGAGCAATCGACACTAAGTTTAAGGAGAAGAGTAAAGAAAATGAATAGGAATATCAACTTACTAGAGAAACTTTTGAAGCGTAAAATACGTTTAGATGACCTTGCGAAACGCAAAACTATCAAACGTAGAGCACAGAAAAAGTTCGCACGTAAAACTAAGCAAGCACAAAGGAGAATGAAGTAATGCAGGGTGATTTAAGGGCAGAACTAGACGAAGCAAGGGAAGAGATTGAAGACCTAAACTCTGAGCTAGAAAACGCCAGGGATGAAATTGATACGCTACAGGAAGAGGTAGATAGCCTGGAGAGTCAGCTAGATGACAGGTATGACGAAGGGTATAATCAAGCACTGGAAGACATAAAGGCACACGCTGAAGAAATTGAGCGATAAAAAAAGAACACCTGGCAGGGGATACCAAGTGTTCAAAGAAAGGAGTTAAGCGTAGAGTAACGACAAAGAAATCTCTACACCAGGTATTATACCATAACTCCTTTCTAATGTCAATAGCCCAGAGATGGAATTGTAAATAGTACAACATATTTTTGGCAAAAACTATTGACTTTTGTGGTCAAGTTTGATATAATACCCAGTATGAAAGGCAAAGATGATATTAACAATAATAGTATTAGTGGCTTTGGTCGTGACGTTACTAGTCTCGAGAAAGTTCGTAAAGGAGTTAGATAGTGAGTAAACTATTCAAATATAATAGCAAGCTCGTAGGGGTAACTTTTGAAGGTAGGCAAGCAGTCATATCTACACTCAAAGGTGATGAGCCACTACGTGTAAGGCGAGAAGCAGACAACGAATACGACCCAAATGCAGTAGCAGTTGACGTAAAAGTTGGTGAGGAACTGTTGCCGATTGGCTACATAGCAAAAGACAAGAATCTTGAAATTGCTAAGTCACTCGATGCAGGTATCCCAGTAGAGATTAAGCTGGCAAGTATTACAGGTGGCGATGGTAAGAGTTTCGGTGTCAATATCGAACTACAGTACCAAGAAGCACCTAAGAACGCAACAGTCGCAGCACCAGTCAAGACGGAAGAAACTTTCGTTAAACCGACTAAGGCTGAGATGCAAAACGTTCTACGTTACTTGACCCAGGTAGTCGATGCTAGTGGTAAGAAGACAGTTGAACCTACCATGTACAATTCGGTACTGTTAGGTAAGAACATAGAAGTCCAAGAGGTAAATGGTCACAAACGACTTGAAGGATTCTTGAGTGGTAGTAAGTTCCCAGAACAGTTCTACGCTCCATTTGATGAAGAGCAAATCCTTGAAGCAATGGTCAAGAAGTACGAAGTCAAGAAGGAAGACTTGCTTGCAATGTGGGGTATAAACTCTGATATTTCTACAAACTTTGGCAATGCAATCCACTTTGCGATGGAGAACTACGACAAGAACCATGTTCTAGGCGAGAAAGTTCGGAACTATGTAAAGAAACCTACCAAGGCAAATCCAGAAGGTGTATTATCCGCTAACAAAGCGTTGAACCGTAACCCATTCTTGCAAAAGATTGTGAACGATTTCCACGAAAAGTTTGGTGGCGATTACATCCGATTCAACGAAGAGTTTGTGTGGGACAAGGGTCTGAAGTTGTGTGGTTCTATTGACCGTATCAAGGTTGTAGACCTCAAGAAACGAATCATTCGTATCCAGGACTTCAAGACAGATGCAGATGTACATGAGACTAAGTACCAGTTAACGACTAGTCCGTTCTACCACTTGACACAGGGTGAAAATCCAGTCATGGGTAAAGAACTGTTGGACTACCACTGGTTACAGCTTTCATTCTACGCATTCATCTTGCAACGTGCAGGTTGGAAAGTAGAAGGACTCGATGTATACTGGGTCAACGGTGAGAAATTAGCCAATGGTGAAAATCCTTGGGAAGAGTTCAGTCACGATGTGATTGATATAACAGTAGTAATTGTAGGAGAAGAGTAAATGAGTCAAGCATATAAAGTAGCACAGGCATTCCAAGCAACAGTAAGCAAGGAAGACAAAACGCCTAAGACAGTAGAACTGAATGGTAACACATTCAACGCATGGAAAGTAAAACTCGAAGGTCAAAGCGACAAGGGTTGGATTAACGTAAATAAAAAGCCAGGTAACGAGATTAAGCCAGGCGATGAACTCTATGGAGACATTAAGCAGATTGATGGCAAGTTTGGAACATTCTATAACTTCAGTTCTGCATCACGTCCACTAGGTGAACAGGCAGCACCTGCAGCACAACCAAGCGAGGGTGAAGACTGGACTTCTAATCTTAGCACAGAACTTGCACACGACAAGCTAGATTACATTATCGGTCTTGTTGAAGCAATCGCAGAAAAAGTAGGCTCTAATCCAGCACAGCCTAGCACAACAGCTCCAGGGTCTCCAGACCTAGACGACTTGGATATTTAATATGAACCCAGAACAGACAGCAGAACTAATTGGGAAGATTATGAAAATCAACCATCAGTTGTCTGACGAGGCGTTTCTAAAGTCACTTTCAGGCGATGTGCTTTCATACATTGGGGTAAAACTCAGTGCTATGAAGGCATCATTGCTTGATGTCAAAGTAGATGCACATGCAGATGCTATGCGTAAAGAAACTCTTATGCAAAAGGCTAAGGGAGAAGCATTCTTACGTGCCAAAGCAGAGCACAACGCTACAACTGCAGGAGATGCTAAGTACACTGATGAAGAGTTCATAAAAGCCCAAAACGAATATACAGATGCAAAAGTCCTGTTCGAGAAACTCAAATCAATCGTTGCTGATAGCCATGACCTAATTGACGCTATTAAGTCTCGGGTAATTGATTTGCAAGGTGCTCGTAAAGATGAACGACTCGGGTAGACTGATAAAGAAGTTTGCTGGTCGTAAGGGCGGTAGACGAAAAGTGAAGAAGGGCTTCGCAAAAACCCTAACTAGTGAGAAAGCGAGAGAATATGCCAAAATACGTTGGGAAAAGGCAAAGACCGACAAAGAACCCATCTATTGAATAAAAACTCGTCTTTCGGATTAACTACAGGGGCGAGATAATGAAAGTAGGGGTAAATAAGTACAAGAACAAGTTCGAGATTGTAACAGGTGAGTTCTTAACAAAGAAAAAGCTCAAGTTTGAGTACGAAACGGAAAAACTTGAATACACTATTACATCGAACTATATCCCTGATTTCATTGTCAAAACGAAGTCTGGTAAGAAGATATACATTGAGACAAAGGGGAATGGACGTTCCTGGGATGGAGCAGCTAGACGGAAACTAGTTGCAGTAAAGAAGCAACATCCTGACTTAGATATACGCTTGGTATTCTGGTCTGATGGTAAGTTCGGTGCTAGTCGTAAAGACGGCACGAGGCAAACCCAATCAAGCTGGGCTGAAAAGAACGGCTTCCCATGGGCTATAAGGGAGATACCTGATGCGTGGTTACAATAGTACAATAGACATAATGGGGGAAAAGACACATGAATGGCTCAAGTTCATCCAAAAATGGAAGAGAGACAACCCACCACTCGACAACGGTTGTTACGTCTGTGGACACTGCGGAAGGTTCGTCCTCGCAGATGAAGTCACGCTCGGTCACATCTACTCGAGGTCAAGAGAGCCGAGTCTTGTATTCGAGCCGACTAACATACAGCCAGAACATCCAGCGTGTAACTCGTGGAAGGGTAGCAGATACTTTGCTCCAAGATTTACAGTAGACCAGTATGAGTTTATGTATTGGATGAGTAGAATGTAAAAACCACAACACAAAATGTCATAAAACACTTGACTTTTTGGCTCTGGTTTGATATAATACCAAGTACAGTAGAAACAGTTAGAGAGACCTGTCCACAGCCACTAGGCTACTTTGAATAGAAGACAGACTAACCGCTACTATATGTCAACTAACGAAAGGACGTTTATTCGTACAATCGTGAAATGGTCTAAGACCGCAGCTGCCTTGGCAGTGGTTACAGTCCTTCTAGTTGCTTATGTGTTTGTTCAAAAGGTTCACGCCAATGAAATTACCCAGGTTAATCATAGCTTGGTTAAGTCACAGCAAGAGACTAGTAAAACTAAAACTCAACTTGAAGAAGTGAAATCTGAACAGACTAAGCTCCATAGCGAGGTTCAAGTCAGAGATGAGAAGATAAACCAGCTCGAAAAGGAAAATGCCGAGTTAAAAGGCTAAAGCAAGCTAAGTTAGACGCAGCACGACAGCAGACCAGAAACGCAAATATTAGCGTGGCTGCAGTCAGCGGTAACTGTGCGTCTTGGCTTGCAGAGGCTGGTGTATCAGACGTTCAGGCAGCTATGACCTTAATTGGTAAAGAGTCTGGATGTAACCCTAATGCAGTCAACCCTTCTTCGGGAGCGTGTGGCGTAGCACAGGAATTACCTTGCGGTAAATCTGGGTGTTCATTAGGAGATGGTGCTTGCCAAGTTAAATGGATGAAGTCTTATGTGGATAGACGCTACGGTGGCTTTTCACAGGCTCTAGCGTTTCACTACGCAAATAACTGGTATTAAACCATCAAAAATAACTCATAGGAGGTCTTATGACCAAAAAGAGTAAGAAGTATCAACCGACAACTGAGCCTCGACCAGAAGCACCTAAAGGTACTTTCGGTAATCCAGGCAAAGCTGAAACCAAGATACTAAATAAATAGCTAATGCTATCGCTGAATCAATGTATGCCCTACGCCATGAGACTTAGTTTCTCCTTGAAGGCAGTAGGTGTTGGCGTTCCGTTGCCCCACAAGACCATTTATAGGAAACGATAAGGGGCGATTACAGAGGATTCTCACGATGGGGTGCGTTAAGCCCCTGCCCTCCTTTCTGTCGATGTGACCGAGTGGCTAAAGGTAACGCAAAAGAAGTATCGAGGTTTTGTAATCTTCTTCCTGTTAGCGTGTCTCTCCTAGTGGGAGACCAAGGGTTCGAATCCCTTCATCGACTCCATAAGGGGTATCAAAGGTTAGACCAGCCGTAAATCCACATGTGGAAACCGTTGGGACGTGAGTTCGATTCTCACATACTCCACCAATACAGGGAATTAGTGTTAGAAGCAACACATCGGATTCCAAACCCGAAGAACTGGGGGCAGTACCTAGATTCCCTGCCATACACATACCAATCAGGCGTAAGTCAGCCAAACGAGATTTCCGTAGCAGCTGTTGATGACAGTTCCGTAGAAATACTTCAGAGCCAATCTTGGGCTATAGCCCTAGTATGCAGTGGGAGTGCGTTCCCGACTACGTTTTAACTGAATGGGGGTTAATCACCTCGTGGCATCGGGCTGGGAATCCTAGCCGAACTCGTAGCGAATTGGTTGGTAGGTGTATGGTATAGAAAATAATGGAGAATAGATGAGTAATACTAATAAACCAGATGAGACCGAATTATGGCTCATCAATGAGGCAACTCAGGAAGATATAGAGCGAATAGCAAATGAGTAAAATAATACTTTATGACCTGGAGACAAGTCGAACAAGAGTTGAGGGTTATGGCAACAGATGGGATTTCAAGGTTGTAAAGTTTATTAAACAATCAGAACTCATGTGTTATAGCTGGAAAGAATTAGGGGAAAAGAATGTCCACTTTGTATCACGGTACGACTTCAAAACGTATCATGCGTTTGTCGAAAGCTTGCGAGAATTACTCCATAGTGCGGATATTACTATCGCACACAATGGTGGCAGCTTTGACGATAAGATGGCTAACAGGTTCTTCGTCACTGAAGGTATCCTACCTCCAAAGCCACGGAAGACCATTGACACTAAACGTGAAGCCAAAAGGTGGTTCAGATTCGAATCAAACTCCTTGGATGACCTTGGTCAATTTCTTGGACTTGGTAGGAAAGAGAGTATCGGTTACGCAGACCTTGAAGACGACTACATGTCAGGAAATCCAAGTAAAAAGACTGTCAAGTTACTAAAACAGTACAACGACCAAGATGTTAACTTACTTGAGAAGATTTATTTGAAACTACGACCATTCATGGCAAGTCACCCGAACATGGGAGACCTGAATCAGATTGATGGTGTTTGTCCTAAGTGTCTCAGTGCAGACTTGAAATTAGAAGGTACACACGCAAGACGTAACGGAAGAGTTCAATCATTCAGTTGTAATAACTGTGGTGGTTGGTGTAATGATAATAGTATTGTAAGACCAAACGGAAGGAAGGTAAACGGTGTCTAGTCCAGCAGAACAAGGAAGAGAAGTATGGGTACAACCAGTTCTCGAAGGAATGTCAGAGCGAGAGATACTTGAGGGTTTCGACCCAACACAGTTACTCGAATATCGAGGATTTCTATTAGAGAAATACTCAGACCTAGAGCGTCAGATTCATTTAACTAATGATGTGCTCGATGGATATGGTGTAAGTCATGGAGAAGACAATATAGTATTAGGGGAGAACTAGATGGCTAAAGAGTTTAGTGTTGAGTGGTTAAAAGAACAAATGGAGCTACTCAAGGAAGAAGATAAAAAGTTCGTCCTAGCCAAACTCGTGCCATCTATTTTTGTCACTCAGGGAGATAGGGTTGACACATACGCCCTGGAAGCTGACGGTAAATGGTCTAAGGATAAGTATCCTCGGGAACTATTACCTGCAGTCAGAGCATATAAAACGGCACTATTAAAAGAACTCCGTGAGGCTGAATACTACATCCGTTATCTACAAGACGATGGATTATATCCTCTAGGAAGAATACAAGTTAAAGTAACCTACGAGGAAAAAGATGATAACGATTTATAAGACACCGACATGTGCATATTGTCCGATGGTAGCAAAACTATTTGACATGAAAGGAGTCAAGTATAACTTTGTTGACGTGAGTGAAAACCCAGAACTACGGCAAGAAGTAATAACAAAATCTGGGGCACAAACTGTTCCGATAACAGTCGTTGGTGACTGGGAGAAGTTTGTGGTTGGTTGGCAGCCAGGAAAACTTATGGAGCTTATAAATGCGGAAAGTAATAAATAAAGCACCTAACTATAGTATAGATGAACACGGCATCATCATTAACAGGACTACTGCTCGTGAAATGAAAATAAACTATACTACAAAGCGTGGCTATCCAACTATTTGTTTGTCGGTTGATAAGAAACCGAAAACGTTTCTGGTTCACCGATTAGTTGCCGAGGCATTCTGTGAAGAGTACAGCGATGACCTATATGTTGACCATATTGATAAGTGTAAGACAAACTTCAATTCTTATAACCTGAGATGTGTAACTGCAAAAGAAAATGCTGCGAATCGTGGCGTTGACGAGAAGATAATAGATGCTATTATCAAGTTACATGAATCAGGCATGAGCAGGGAAGAGATACGATATATAGTAACATATTAGAAAGGAACGATATGGGAGTTGAGTCAATAGTAATTGTAAAGAACGGTCTTCTAGGATATGTAGCAAGCCTACGCTTTGAAGATAGTACACGTGATTGCGACATCGCACACACGGACAAGCAGAAACTTTATAAAATGATTAACTACACAGTTAGAAGGGGCGGTCATGTCAGCGAATAACGTTTGGATTGGTAAAGAGCATAAAGGCAAGTTTTACGGTTGGGACGAGATGGCAGAGACTAATATGGATGACGCAGTTGATGGCTACAGGCTATTAAACTACGCATCAGCAATGGTCGAAGCAGATTCAATGGAAGAACTCGAGAAGCAAATGCAAGAACGAAGTTACCTTGGATACGCAGAATATGGCTGGGACTTTAGCGGTCATCTACCAAAAGACGGTTTACCAATTAAGTTCGTAGAATAGGGGACATATGAAAGTTATTTTAACAATTAGTGAAGAAGTGACTCATATACGTTATAACACCCGAAAAGACGTAACTCAGATTACCACCAGGGGCGAGATTGACAATCATGGGGTATGTAGAGTGTCTTACAGTAAGAACGAATACAACGAGTTCGAGTTTGATGGTAAGGAAGACTTTAGACAGAAGTTTAAGCCTTGTGTAGAGCGTGATTTGTTGAGGTTCTTGGGGGTTATATGAAGCAGATAGCAAAGGTATTAGTAGGGAGCAGGTTACATGGTTTACACACCGACACCTCTGATTACGATTATCGTGGCATTCATACGCACGATTTACGAGAGATTCTTAGCCCTTTTAAGACAGTTAAGAATACTACCTGGATTGAAGGTGACGAAGACAACACCAGTTATGAACTTGCCGATTTCTGCAAGGGAGCTGTCCACGGTAACGCCACTTACCTTGAGGTATTCTTTAGCGATGCTATCATCGAAACCTCACCAATACACCAGGAACTACGAGAGAATTGGAAGAAGTTTATTGATACAAAACGCTTCGTGGCTGCCTCCAGGGGTTATGCTCATAACCAGTGGAACAAGTTCTATAATTTTGAGGACGCAGGAGTAAAAGGTCAACCACGTACAGCTAAGTTTGCGGTTGCATTCTTACGAGTTATGTGGCAGTGTGAACAATTCCTTCTGACTGGTAAGTTTGAATGTAATGTTGAGAAGTCAGACCTTGCACCGCTAATGCGTAAAATCAAACCATTGACGCTCGAAGAGATTCGACCAATGACCGCAGAGATTGTGGCAGCAATGAGTGAGATGGACAGACGTGTGGCTATGGCAGAGTCAACCTCTAAGTTTATGGATATGACACCAGACATCCCTTGGATTGAGGATTTCATATACAGGGCTTACACACAACAGTTTACAATAATGGATGAGGAGTATCCAGGATGAGCAAAACGGCAGCGTTCCCGAAGATATTAGCAATCGGGCACAAAGAAATCCTTACGCTTTTCGAAGGTGAGGTAGAGATTACAGAGAAACTTGACGGTTCACAGTTTTCATTTGGTAAGATAGATGGTGAAGTTATCACTCGCTCTAAGGGGCGTGAGTTCGCTGAACCAGACAAGCTATTTAAGCCAGTATGGGAATATGTGCACTCGATAGCAGATAGGTTGCCAGAAGGCATTTGGTTCTACGGTGAAACACTCGGGACTCCAAGGCATTCAACTCTGGCGTATGACAGGACACCAAAGAACTTCTTTGCAATGTTCGGTGTTTATGTCATGGAAACACATGAGTTTCTAAACTACGATAGTATCGTGGAATGGAGCGAAAAACTTGATGTTGACCCTGTACCACTGTTATTCCGTGGTGAGATTAGTCAAGATAAAATCCTTGAAATGGTTGACGATACAGTTAGCTATCTCGGTGGACAGAAAATTGAAGGGGTGGTCGTAAAGGCTTACAAGCCCTGGCAATACCTAAGTCAGATACCATTAACGGTTATGGCTGGTAAGTATGTTACTGAGGCATTCAAGGAAGTACACCAGAAAGATTGGTCTAAACTCAACACTGGCAAGGGTAAGTTTGATGTCTTGAAAGAGAACTATCGAACTGAAGCACGATGGAATAAAGCCATCCAGCACTTGCGAGAACGAGGAGAGTTAGACGGAAGTCCGAAGGATATTGGTGCTCTACTTAAAGAAGTCTACACAGACATCGAAGAGGAAGAGTCAGAGAACATTAAGAACCAACTTTATAGCATCTACAAGGGTGATATAATGAAGTACGCCACTCATGGGTTAGCCCAGTGGTATAAAGAGAAATTAGTTAAAGGGGAAATCAATGGGGACAATTAGTAGAATTACAACTGATATGTTGTATGACAAAATACACGCTGCAGCAGAACGAGCAGCACCGCTGTTTTCACTATACGGTTGGACATACGGAGAACAGCGTACACCAACTCATAGTGAACTGGTGGACACAATAACACGACTAACCGATTCTGCACTAGATTATTTCTACAAATCAGATGAAGAATATCGTGATGCAGAAGTAGGCTCGGGACGATTCAGTGTCCGAGTTAAAGAGTTCGAAGATGAAGTAACAGTAAGAATAGTATTAGATTTGGGGGAGCACTCATGGTACAAAGCGTAGAACAAGTATTGGAAGAACGTGGAACACGTTACGGAGTTTTTATGGGACAGGCACGAATAGCACAATCACTTCACATAGTCCTTCGACAGGGTATGGAGATGGCTGGCAAGAATACATTCGACTTTGCACCAGATGAACTTGAGGCAATGCACATGATTGTCAATAAGATTGCTCGAATCTACAATGGTGATAATCACTATTCAGATTCATGGAGAGACATAGCAGGTTACGCTACACTTGTGGCTGACAGACTCGACAACGACACACAAGAACAGAAACGTTTAGCCGACATGAAGGAGCAATATGAACGAAACAGAACTCCAGAACAAATTAAAGCTGATAGAGGCTGCGATGAAGGATGCGACTGTGCCACAGAGCCAACAGCTGCAGAACCTGGAAGCGATAATCGACCCACAGGACAGCCTGAATTGCGAAGGTTGCCAGTAGGGTTAGAGGTGCAAGATGGAATCCATAACTCGACCTCAGAAACCCAACCTGGAGTACCAGGAACACCTAGACAGTAACGGAGTACTTGTCAGGAGTTTAACACCAGAATCCGAGCAAGTGTGGTCACGTTATTTACACGCAGACTACCTTGCTAGGGTTGCAATATATAGGAGTTTACATGAAGAAGAACAAGAAGTTTCCAGTACCTAATGTCGTATATTCGATTGCGTCAAAGGGAGCTGCCTGGTTTCACTTTCCATTTAACACTGGCGAGAATAAAAGAAAACTTGAAGAATTAAAGAAAGCACTATAATATGGCAAAGCACGAGTCCCTGATTGGTAACAAGTATGGGAAACTAGAAGTGGTAAGATTACATGACCGCAAAAGCGGTAAAATACGTTGGCAATGTCTCTGTGACTGTGGTAACACAGCCTACGTTATGAGCAACAACCTCAAGAAGCCTGGCGGTACTAAGTCATGCGGTTGTATCGGTATAGAAAGATTGAAGGGTATGCTTGGCGAAAACAGCCCCACATGGAAAGGTGGCAGGTTCATCGACAGCGGTGGCTATGTTAATGTATATAAACCACAACACCCTAACGCAAAAAGCTCTGGGTATATCCGAGAACACAGGTTTATAATGTCAGAGATGCTCGAAAGACCGCTTACAGAAGATGAAAATGTTCATCATAAGAATGGTGACAAAACTGACAACACTCCCAATAACCTTGAATTATGGAACACCTCACAACCATCTGGTCAGAGAGTCCAAGACAAGGTAAAATGGGCTAAAGAAATATTGGAGTTATATGGAAGAAGTTAAAGAGAGTATAGTAGCGACAAAGAAACCTCAAGTTACTAAGAATCCGAAGTTACTCTGTCTCAGGGGGCTGCCTGGTTCTGGTAAAACCACTTATGCTCGAGAGTTAGCAAACAAAGGGTGGGTTCGTGTGAACAAAGATGACTTACGAGCCATGCTGAACAACGGTAAGTTCAGTAAACAAAACGAATCATACGTGATTGCGTTGCGAGATGAGATTATCATTTCGTCACTAGTACAGGGAAAGAACGTGGTAGTCGATGACACCAACCTTGACCCTAAACACTTGATAGCATTTGAGTCTATCGCTGGTGAGTTCCTGGCAGACTTCGAGATTCGATTCTTCGACACAGATGTTCAGGAATGTATCAGACGTAATAAACTACGTGAGCATCCAGTACCAGAGAAGGTAATTTATACTATGTATGAACGCTACCTAAATCCTCCAGTACCACCAGTTGCTTACGATGACAATTTAGAAGAGTGTCTGATTGTAGATATTGACGGAACACTAGCACACATCGCAGATGGTCGCAGTCCTTATGACGCAAGCCGAGCTATGAACGATGCACTAGATGAGAACGTTGCTCTACACGTAGCTATGATGTACAATCATGGATACAAGATAATCATTGTCAGTGGTCGTCACGAAGAACATCGTGAGGTTACGGAAGAATGGTTGAAACTACACAATGTGCAGTACGATGAACTTTACACACGCCTGGAAACAGATGTTGATGAAAATGGCAATCGTCTTGATGATACTCTCGTAAAAGAACGTATCTATAACACTCACATCAAGGGAAGATTCAATGTTAAATACGCATTGGATGACCGTAATAGGGTAGTCAACAAGTGGAGAAGCCTTGGCATAACCTGTTGGCAGGTAGCACCAGGTAACTTCTAATGAGTAAACTCCAGGAATCCTTAAAGAAAAGGGATAAGTATGGTGCTATACTCAATCCTGGAGATATATGCGTTTGGGGTAGTAAGGCAGGTGCAATCATTTGTATCTATGCTGGAACTGCCCCAGGTGGCATGACAGGTCGTTATGGTTCATTCCACACGCCTGTTGGTCTCAAGAGTATAGCATATAAAAATATCGTGGTAGCCTATGATTCAATGGGTAAACGAGTAATCAACCATGATATAACGAAACGACTAATGAGAGAGTTTTATGGATAAACAATACACAACAGACTGGCTAACACCATTTCTACCGATTTGGGATAAGCTACTAACACCACTAGAAGACGGTGGTAATGTACTAGAAGTTGGTACATACGAGGGTCGAGCAGCTTGCCATTTGCTGTATGCCTACCCAGACATTCACATTGATGTGCTTGATAACTTTGTTGATACATACAATGAAGGTTTCGAAGCTCGATTTGATTCGAACATCGCTGAATATGAAGGACGTTTCACTAAGATTACTGGCGACAGTAAAGTAGAACTTCCTCGATTACTTGCAGAAGGTAAGAAGTATAAGTTCATCTATATTGATGGAGACCACAGCTACGAAGGCGTAAAGCCAGACCTCGAAGCATGTTGGGAAATGTTAGAACCAGGTGGTTTACTATTCCTAGACGATTACAACGACCACTTGCGAGAGAACCCTTTCAAGTTTGGAGTTGATAGTGCAGTCAACGAGTTCTTCTTAGGACGCACAGACTTTAAGCTCGAATCTAACGTACACACTGACTACCAGTTCTACGTTAGGAAAAGCAATGACTAAGGTCGGCATATTCTACGAGAACCCATTCAGGGCAGGTGGTACAGAGACATGGATTCTCAACATCTGCCTTGTGTATAAGGATAAATATGATATTACTATATATTATCCCGATAACCTGCACATTGGCGAAAACGTTGCTAAGGGAGCGTATGACCGTCTTGCACAGATGGTTAAGCTAGTACCAGTATCGACAGAACGCATCAAGGTTGATGTAGCAGTATTCGCATTTGATTACTTTCATTTACCACTAGTAGAAGCAGATAAGAAGATACTGTTCATACATCCAGGCAATGGTCACGGTGCTCATGCTAGAAATGTAGAGGCATACTCAGACTTCGATGAAGTTGTTGGAGTTAGCCAGTATACGGTTGACAAGATGGCTAAGTGGTGTCCTGGACTCAAGGTAACAAGAGTGTATAACCCAGTACCAGAACAAGAGCTACGATTCATTTCGTTATCACGTTCTGCTAAGGACAAGGGTTGGACACGGATGAAAAGACTTGCAACAGCATTGCATAAACGTGGAGTTAAGTTCAGATGGGATGTCTATACAGACTACCAAGGCGTACACACATGTAAGTATATGAACTTCTGCAAACCTACGATACATGCTATTGATAAGTTACGAGAAGCAGATTTCCTAGTGCAAATGTCAGATTATGAGTCGTTCGGTTACTCTATGGTCGAGGGGTTACAGTACGCAAAGTTAGTCATAACTGATATTGAGATATTACCAGAAATGGGTGTAAATAAAAACAACGCTGTAATAGTTCCGCTAAAAAAAGCAAACTACGACAACGTTGTGGATGACATTTTGTCAAGGACGTATAAACCACCACAGACAGATTATGCTGTGATATTTGGTGAACCGTCTAAGATTAAAGAGTCAGATAGAATTAAGGTAAAGAATACAACAGACCAAGACCATCTCATTGCAGACCAGGATTACTGGGTTGAAGAGGGAAGTGTGACGTTTGTGTATGACACGAAAGATGCTCGAGATTTAATCGAGAAGAAAGTATTAAAGGAGTTATAAGATGAAGTACAAATTAGTTAAAGTAGACGAACTAGAAGAGCTATTACAAAAGGCTCGTGAAGTTAAACGCAATGAGCGTGATGAAGCATACGAAAGTGGTTACGATGATGCAACTGCAGAATACGAAGCACAAGTAGAAGAGCTTGAAGAGACAGTAGATGAGCAAAAAGCAACAATCAAGTCTAAGAATCGTAAGATTAGTGAACTTGAAGCTGAAGTAGAAGTTCTTAAAAAGAATCAGACCGATGCACGTAAGCTAGTAGAAAGCCGTATCGAAAACGAAACCACTAGTTCTGAATTGTCAAGCCGACAAAGCCGAATCTACAAGCGTGAAGAAGCTCTTGACAAACGAGAAGAAGAGTTGAATGCTCGTGAGACCAGTGAAGACGACAAGCGATACAAAGAAGGTTACGCTGATGGTGTCTCTGATGGTGTACGCAAGATTGGTGAGATTACTGCAGCTGACCGTAAGGACGCTATGGATGTCGCTAAGATTTCCGCAGCTAGTCACAGCAACAGCGAAACAGTAAAGGCGGTGCTCGATGGCAAAGTTGAAACCAGTCTTAAAGACAAGAAAGCTAAATAGTTTACCGTCAGACCTAAAGTCAATAGCGGAAGAGCTAATCATTGCCAAGTTTGGTGATGAAGCAGTAGTTAAGAAGGTTGTCAAGAAGGAGGTAAAAAGAGCTAAAAGCTCTTCCTCCTTTCCAGGATTTGATGAGTTCCGTCAAGAGTATACAGTCGGATTCGACATGGGACGTGAAAGCGTTACAACAGTTGATGAACGATTCGTTGGCTCTTCAATATCAGCCCTCCATGAAATGGTTGCTGCCACCAGACGTGAGCCAGGAGTCGATAGACGAATTGATTTCCACTCCAGGAGCAGTTATTTCGTTACCCCGATTACCAGAGCCGATACTAGAGCCTTTCGAGATGCAATTCAACGACTTGACTATGAGAATGCTCCAAACCATAAACGTAGAGCGTCCGTCTCGCCCGATTTCGCTAGGGAGCTTCTAAATCATCCAGATTTTAGATACTTCGCAGGCTACAGGGATGACAGGTACAGAGGATATAGATATGGAAATTACATCGGAGAACTGTTCGGAGTACCAATCTTCGCAGTAGAAGGTGTACATCCAGAAATAATAGCAGAAGGATAAAGATGATACCACAAGAACCATTTAGCGTAGAAGAAGCACAACGCATTCGAGAAGAGCTACTAGCTCCAGCCTACAAAGCACTCGAAGCATTAGCAGAAACTATGCCACTGCACGGTCAACAACTGACCTTTGCAAAGAATCATGTTCGCCTTGCGTTCATGGAACTAGGTTTTGGAATGGCATTAACGAATGGTTTAGACCCACTCGCTAATAAAGTCAAACCAAGATTTGAGTAAATAAAAAAGACACTCCGTAATGGGGTGTCTTTTTTTGTTGCTTAAAAGGGCAACAGACCTTTGACTGGAGTCGCTGGATTCTCGTGAATCGAACGGTCAATAGACTTGAGCACTAATAGAATAGTACCACCTAGTGAACCACCGAGACTTGGATTATCCGTCAACACAGTAATCAGAATACCTGGTACTGCAAAGACTAAGAGCCTAGCTGCTTCCAGGAGTGCTTTCTTAAATACTTTCGTATTCACAGTTGTCTCCTTGTTTAATACCCCATCTTCCGTATCTCGCCCCTGTGGTTGGACAGGATTAGGCGTTGTAGGTACTAAAGGTGATAATGTATCAACCTCAGTATTTAGAGTGGGCTGTTCTGGACTTTCTTCTTGAGGTGCTTCAGAGGTAATCTCCGCAGTACCGAAGTAAATCACTTTATTTTTAGGGTGGGTTGTCTTATCGCTAACGATTTGACCATCTACCCGAGTAATAATGCGAACGCCATCTACACCATCTTCAATGACTTCCTCGTACCCCTGTGGCTTATCACCATAGGGAATACGATTAGTCTCAAATGGGATGACTTGTTTTTCAACGTCTTCCATTATTTTTCTACCCAATACTTAGCTAGGAACTTTCCTAACCTACGAAGCCATGTGTCAGCAGTTTGCTTGTCTTCAGCTTCGTTCTTTTCATATTCAGCAATTTGTTCAGCGAGTTTTTTATTCTCTGCAATCTTTGCATCAGCGTTAACCTTTGCTTCATCAAACTTGCTAGATATATCTGCTAGTTTTGCTTGAGCATCAACTAATTGTTCTGGTGTCGGACGACCCTTCAATGCTGCTTGCAAGTCGTAAATCTGTTGCTGCCAGTTATCACGTACTGCAATTTCACCAACTGATTGCCAGTTGAGTGCGTTGTCGGCTTCTTTACTATCAGATATTTGTTCAATAAATGTTAGTGTATCTTTGCCAGCCCACCATGCTAATTCGCCTCGATTACCCCAAGGGCGACCAAGAACCTGTAGGTGCAACTTATTCAGTCTCCACCACCAGTTATCTGCGTTTTGAATTATAGCCACTGGATTCTCCTGTATTATGTATTTGTCAAGGTTAATTATCTGTTGACCTTGAGTGATTGGTCGTGTATTCTTCGTAGTCCTTAGAGCCTGACGACCATTTTGCTCATAGTTGGCTTCATTTGCTAAATCCACCCAGATATGTCCATATCGGACACCATCAATCAAACCCATATCACGGTTAACTACAACGTTTAACCATCCAGAACCATTAGTAGCGATTCCTTGTCTTAGTAGCGTATCACCACAGTCCTTGGCATTACCACGAGCTGCGTAAGGGTTTGGTACTCCAAGGAAGTTCATCAGACCTTTAATCAGTGAAACACACTGACCCTGGTAAACACCACAGTTTGCATCTATGCTTTGACCGATAGCTCTTTCGAGATAGTCTCTAACTTCTGCCTTAGTCCGTGCCATCTGTAGCCTCGGGTTCTGGAACAAAAGCCTTCTTAGATGCTAGACTTATATCCTTATTGATAACACTAGCTACTACACCATTGCTTCCCATATTATTCTCCTTATGTTTAACCACCAAATACGCCATTGAAAGCGTAAGCAGTTAGCAATGCTAATACTGCACCGAAGACTGCAGACAGAGTATTTTGTATCCAAGTCTTCTTTTTGAGGGACTTAACATCTTCCTTTATATCTTCAATCTCCGTATAGATAGCTTCATGTTCCAATTTAGCCTGTTCTTTCGCCACCTCAATATCTTTATGTGTAGCGAAGTTGTGCGACATTGTTTCTAACTTTTCAGTTACAGCTTTGAAGCCTTCACGACTTGCTTTTTCAAGCTCCCCAACACGATAGGCAAGGACAGCAGGACTATCCTCACCCATCTGTGGGTTTACATTTACTATAGGTTGATTGTTTGTTTTATTGCTAGACATTATTCCTCATCCAATGCATCATCTATTTTACCTTGTACATCAATGAATAACTTAGAAGTCATTTCATCTTGTAGTTCTGGTGGAAGTTCTTTGTGCTTTTTGAAGTAACCTTGTAGGGCAGTAGTTGCCTTCTGATTATATTCATCTCCAAGCCTTTGAGCCTTCTTAATATTGCCATCACGAACTGCCTCTTTAATCTTATCCAGAGCGTCATTCCTACCAGTCACTTTTTTAGTTTGTGCATAGTAGTCATAGAACTCTTGTTGGGTTTCACGAGGTAATTGCTCGAATGTAATATCACCAGAGCCTTCTTTCGAACCAAGTCTCATTTCGCTATCGGTTAAAGTTGGGAATCCATCTTTAATCCATTGACGACCTGCATCCGTAGAATACTGACCGAATAGTGAAGCCTTGAGCTGGTTATCTATACCCATGTCCTGTAAGTAGCGAACCTTACCTTGTGGGTTTTTGCTGATACCAGACGTAGTAGTTTGTAGTCCTTCTACAGTCTTTTTAATTTGAGTACCAGCTGGGACAATCTGTGACCAGTTGTCATTTAAGAACTCATCCATCTTACCAGATTTAATTGCATCGAGCAGACCAATCTTACCCTTGCCGTTACCAGCAATAAGTGATACGAGTGGTGAACGATACAACGATTCTCCAGCAGTTGAATCTGGGTCGGTAATACTTGCAACCTGGTCGTAGAATGGAATCCATTCCTTCTCGTTGAATCCGATGACAGGCTTCAGTATCTCCGTGAAGAGAGCTGCAGTTGCACCAGCTGCGAGTAAGTTACCAGCTTGTTTGTAGTTAATACCGTAAGTTCCATCTTTTCGCTTTATAGTCTTAACACCAAGCTCTGCAAGCATTTCTGCCTGTTTGATAGAGAAGGTAGCCAGCTGTGTAAGTGAGCGAACACCTGCACCGTTAAGTTTGACTGGAATATCTGCAGCACTAGTTATGAACTGAGTATCTGCAACCTTTTTGATTGCAAAGTCTTTAGCAAACTTCTGAGCGGCTTCACCCTTCAAACCTTTTTCTAAGGCTTCTTCAAGACCCATTGATTTAGCACCCCAATATGCCTGTGCACGAAGTGATACGTCAGTACCACGAATCATACCCATCATAAAGTTAGCACCCTTTTCACCAATGTTCTGAACCTTATTAAGTCGTCCTAGCTCTGAGTCTAAGTCAACTTGGAAGTGGCGACTAATACCACCATCGAAGATACCAGAGGCAATCATTTCTTTCCATTCAGGAGAGTTTTTACCTGCAGCAAATGCACGAGTAGCCTGGATTGCACCCTTTGTAGCATTCTTAGCACCGATACCTGCCACTGTGTTTACCACCTGTGTCATGTTACGGATAGCAGTACCAGGGTTAAGACCCATAGTAGCTACAGCACTAATCATACGTTGTGCACCTAGCGTTTGGCGATAGTGATTACCACCAGTTGCTTTTCCAGCTTTACCTAATGCAGCATCGACAATACCGTTGAATGCTTTTTCAGCACCGCTTGGTTCTGTGATACCCTTTAGGTTCTCGATATAGCCATCTACCCAATCACCAACGGCTTTTGAGGATTCGACTTGCATCTTTATATCTTCTAGTGGTTTAAGAGCTGGCTCGAGCAACGTCTTACGGTTGTAGCCTCGAGAGTATGCAGCCATAACTTCAACGATGTCTCGGTTGAAATCTCCACCTTCTTCCATACGCTTTTTCAAGTTACCGAAAGAGATGTCAGCTGTAGTTTTACCCTTAAACAGTCTTTTTACATTTGGGTCATTTTTGTTAAACAAGTGAGGGAAGTAGTCATCAAGAGTTTTATAGCCTAGTGCATTCAAACCAGCTTTCTTCGTATCGAAGAACTCTTTGACCAACCCTGCAGTCTCTTCATCGAAACCACTTAGTGTGGAACGCTTACCTTCAACAAAGTCGATTATTTGGCTTGCTTGTTCCTTACTATTGATACGTTGTGCAATCTGAGAGATTACTGAAATGTCAGCCTTGTTAGCTTGGTTTACAGCAGACTCTGCTCGGATAATACCAGAGAAGATTTCATCACTACCTGTTAGGGCTTTGATGTTCTTGCTTGGACTGGTAAAGTTAAGCATTGCTTCACGTACACCACCAATGTTTTTAATACTAGGAGATGGTAGGTCTGTCTGAGTCATAATCTGTGACTGGTATGCATTACGCACATCAGGGTCAGATTCTACAACCTTTTCAGGTCGAGGACTCGTAGAGACATCATCTACTATAGCAGTATTATCATTGAATCGTTTTGCAGTTTCTAGGTTGTCTGCACGAGCTGTGCGTTGAGCGTTAAACTCTGCCTCATCAACACTGCGGAATTGGTCAGGAGCTTGCTCCATCAGGTAGTTGCTCTGGCGAACCAGTTCAGCTTCCTTATTGTCCAAGTGTTCCGCAATCTTAGTTAACTGAGTTGCTTTAGCTGCGTCATTATCATACCTAGTTCGTAGGTCTTCTATATCTGCAGTATATTTCTCATCAAGTTTGGCTTGTTCTATCTCTTGTCGAGGTAGTGGCATGTTATCAATCTCAGCCTGTTGTGCACGGTATGCATCATCAAGTTCAGCTTGTTCAGCCTCAGCCTTAGCAGCAGTAGTAAGTTTTTCAAGTTCAGCCTGGACAACCTTACGGTCTCCTATTAGTTCACTGGCTGCGTTCTTTACTTCTACTGGCATATTCTGATGTGCAAATATATCTTGAGCACCAGTAACTGGAGTGTCTTGTCGTGTTGGCAATTCTACTTGACCGTTATCAAACTCATCAAGAATCTTCTGTGCTTCAACTGGGTCATTAGGTAGACCGTTGTTCTCAAAGTTCTTACGAGCATCTTCACGTTCTAATGTGAATCCACGTTCTGCGTCATTCTCAAGTGCTATCTTACGCTCTTCCTGTAAAGCAGCGAACTTAGCACGAGCTTGGTCTGGAGTTAAGTCTGGAGCACCTTCAGTTTGCATCTTCTGAATCTCGGCATCAACTTCTGCTATATCTCGAGCAGGAGTACCAGCACCTAATAGCTTTTGACCATTAGAGGCAGCTTGACTACCATCATCAGTAAGACCAATCATTCGGTTGCCTTGGATTTGATTAAACTCACCTTGGCGTTGTAGTTGCTCCGCAGCATCAGCCTCGTCAGCTAGTTTACCAATCTTAGCATCGGTATCGAGTTCATCAATAACCTTGCCAGAAGTAGCATCTATATCTTCAAGACCTTTAGGAGTTGCTTTGGGGTCAAACTCTGCAGTTTTTGCAGCCTTAGCAGTTACATCTAATGGAGAACCAATAAATCCACCTGCAGCACCCCTTCGAGCACCTTCCCAAGCAGCGTCACCTACGTCACCACCATTTACGGCAGCGACACCAGCACCAAAACCAGCACCGACAACTGCACCAGTTGCGGTAGATTTTGCAGTCTGTTTAGCAATCTGTCCAGCACCTGCTTCAGCTATTTCTTTAACAGTTTTCTTGGCTACAGACTTTCCGTAGGTTTCAGCAGCTTCTTTGAATCCAGCTTTGACACCAGACTTAACAGCTACTTTAGCACCTTTACCAGCAGCACTACCGACACCAGGTAATACATCGAGTGTGCTTAGAGCACCACCAATGTTCCTTTCGGCAAGAGCAGCCTTTTTTTCTTCATCAGAAAGTTTGTCCCATTCCTTACCCTGGGTAAGTTCGATAAGAGCCTTGTTGACCTCACCATCCTCACCTTCAGCCATAGCTGCCAGAGTACCGACACCCTCTACACCAAGACTTACGCCTGGGATATATTGAGCACCTTTATAGAACTGTTTACCAGCATCCTTGAACTCTTTTTCGTTCTTAGCTTGCTCTTCAAATAACTTGTTTGTTTTCTCCGAGTCACCACGAACGTTGTTCTTGGAATACTCACCCATCTCAGCTTTACGCCTAGCCTGGATGTCTTCCCATGCTTTTTGCCTATCTGCAGGAAGTTCATCAACAGATGCTGCATTCTCAAAGCCCTTCCAGACCTTTTCATCAGCTTCTTGATTGTACTTCTTATTGATGGCAGCTTCGCCTTCTTGGTACTTAGACTCTTTAGCCTGTTCGTTACCAATTTCTACGAGACCTTTAACGCTTTCGCCAGTCTCTTTTACGAAGTTGAAACCCCCTACACCAATATCTTTTACTGCGTTACCGACACCACCAGCAATATCGCCAGCCCTGTCCCACAGTGATTTGTCATTTTTCTTTGCTTCATCTTCTGCCTTAGCAGCTGCCAAAAGCTCTTCTTGTCGTTTTTGTCTAGCCTGTTCTTTAAGGTCAGCTTCAGTTGGCTTGTTCCTTTTTTCAACAGCAGCAAAAGTCTTTAGAAAGTCATCTGCTTCATCTTGTGTCCATGCCATAAATCAGCTCCTTTCTATAGATACGACTTATATCGGTCAGTGCTTTTATATTGTTCAGAAGAACCACCAGTATAACGCCAGTAGGTATCTGTGAATGTTTTATAGTCACCACCGTTGGCAACCCATACATCTCGAGCGAGGTTGAATGTTCCAGGACTAACATATCCATCTCCACCCATTCCTTCTTTAAGAAGTCCAAGTACAAGTTGTGTTTTATCAGCTGGCTTAGGTGCACTTGCTGCACGATTAGCTGCTGCTTGAGCTGCCTGAGCTGCACGGTCTTTTTCAGCCTGTGATGCTCTGAAGTCACGGTCAAGACGAGCTGCTTCTGCTGCTGCTGCCTGTGCTTCCTGTTGCAAGTTCCACTGGTTAAGTGATTGCTGTTGTGTCTCACGACTACCAAATGCCTTATTACGAATGTCCGTATCAAGAGACGCATTCATACCCTCTAGGGTTAGAATGTCTTCTTGCTGTTTAGCTTTAGCTGCTTGTTTGCCTGGTAGGTATTTAGTTGACAGGTAATCAGCCTGTTCCTCGATAGGGATACCACCGAAAGCTAGACCCTTACCTGTAGCCTGTTCATTGATTTGATTGAAACCCTGGGTCTTACTAGCATCCAGTGCAAGCTCACTGGCTTTGTAAGTCTCGTTGGTATTTTGTATACCCTTTCCGATGACTTCTCTCTGTGCTGTATAACCTGGTTGCAACTCAGCCATTATCTGGTCGAGAGTTTGCACTGTTGGTGCTGTAGCCATTATTTTTCCTCTTGTTTAATTCTGTTGTGTATTATACCACATTTAATTAGATTTGTCAATACCCTTATGCTATTGCTAGTGGAGGATATGGGAATAGTTTTCTATCTTTAGGGTAGAGATATGAGTCTGCATTTGTATCGAACTGATATGTGTAGCTTCGAATGGCACTGAAAGCACCAGGAAGTACAGTAGTCAGAACGAACGAATCATCATAACCCTCAAAGTTCTGTGTAGAACCGTTATAGATAACTGAGTCATAGTAAACAAACTTACCAGCAGGAGAGCCACCGCCACCCTGACCGCCAGGTACAAACCTAGTAGGGTTAGCGATTTCCCAGTAAATACTGCCAGCTGGTAACGCTTCAGTACGTGGGGTAAGAGTAACAGTTCCTGCCATCCATCGGATAGTAGTTCTGATTACTAGGTAGCCACTCCTGTGAGCAAAGTATGTGTGGTTATATACAGCCCAGTTTGTTCCGTCATGGAAATAAGTACCAGAGTCTTTTATCTCTTCTTTGGTACTATCATCCCTAACAAACATTTGTATTTTACCGCTGAATCCTTGAACGTCTGCTAGAATCTCTGCAAGACCTGGAATCCAGATAAATATATCCGATGTATAGCCAATGTTTGTACTATTAAGTGTTAGAGTGCCACTTCTACGAATAGAGTTCCAGCTTAGAGTACCACTGCCAGAGTTGACGATTTTCCACATCTTCCAGTTAGAAGACATAACAAGTTCGTCTTGTGAGGCAGTTCGTACATCATCACCGTCACCACTAACGTTAATTGCGTATGTACCATCATCCTGTTTACCCAAGATAATACGGACATTACCATCTTCGTCAGTGATAACTTTTCGCCTATCCTG